GCCCCACGACCTGCCCGATTTCGACGCACTGCTGCCTGACCCCGCCGCCCGTCGCGCCCTCGACGACGACGGCAGCGCCCTCGACGCCGTCCTCGATGGCATGACCCTCGACGACCTCCTGTCCTGGGTGCGCGGCAACCCCGCCGTCCTCGAGGCGTTCGAGGGCGACCACGCCGACGAAATTGCCGACTATCTGGCGGACGCGTGATCACCCTGCAGCGCCATGGGCGCAGGGGCTGGACTGTCATCGTCAACGGTGCCGTCGTCGTCGACGCCGCCACTTTCGCGGTCGCATTCGCCGCCGCAAAGGAGCAGCCATGAACGCACGCATCAACGCACGCATCAACGGGGGAGACCCCCCAACCGGGTTCTCGATCCGCAGCGAACGCGGTCTTCTGCGGATCGACCGCTCCTCCCCCAGCGTCGTGGGCCCCGGATGGGCTGCGACGACGTGGGCGACGCCCGCGGGGGCGATTCGGGCGATTGACCGCTGCAGGCTCTACCTGCAGTCACCTCCCGTCGGCGCCGCCAACAGGGCAGCGCTCGCTCTCCTCGACGGCGCCCTGGTCCTGCCCCACACCCTCGACGCCGAAATTTGGCACGACGGGCTGCTGGCTGCGCGACACACCATCGACAGCCGCCGGCGGGACCTCCTTGCCGGCCTGGGCGCCATCGTCGACGCCGTCGGATTCATCGGGCCTGGGGCCCTTGTCGACGGCGTCGACGTGACGGCTGAGGATGGAATCGCTCGCATTGAACGCGAAATCATGCGCATACTGGCCGCCGGCGCTGCGGACCCCGAACTCTCATCGGGGTGGCTGTCAGAGTCCGGCCTGCGGGCTTGGGTGAGCAACCGGCAAGCCGGGGCCCGCCGCTAGAATTCACGATTTCCCCCGTCGACTTCGACGCGACGGGGGAGCGGTTGCCCGACGACATTCCGTCGCCGGGGCAACAACCGAAACGGGGGCGGTCTTGGCGCCTCCCCCCGTCGACAGTCAGGCACACCGACACGGTGGACTGTCCCGATGATGGATGCCAAGAACACGAGGAAAACCATGGCAGAACCGACCCCGCCACTGCGCGCAACGTCGACGACGGACGCAGCCGTTGCGCTGCGCACGTCCCCATCATCCATCAAGCGATGGTGCCGGCAAGGTGCCCCACACACACGCGACGGGAGGGACATCGCCGTCAACGTCGAAGAACTGCAGCGCTGGCGTGACAGCACCCCCCACGGCAACACCGGCAACCGCCTCGCAGCCCGAGGATGCGCCATGACCCTGGACCGCAACCTTGCACACGCCGTGCTGTCCAGCGCCGCGCTGGTGTCCAGCGCCGAGCTCGAGCGCACTGCCCACGACATCGTCGACAACCTCTGGGGCGTCATCGACGTCGTCGCGAAACAGGCTGCAGCCCAGGAACTGCAGCACCAGCGCCACGCACGGGGGCTGGGCGTCGGTTCGTGGGAGGGAGTGACGGGACCAGCGCCGTCGAGGTCGCCGCCACCGTCGAAAGAGACAGAGAGCGAACGCCAGCACGAACGGCAGACGCTCGCCCTCGAATCCATCGCCGACTTCCTCAAGCGCATCGCATCGGAGATAACCGTATGACCGTCACGATTCACAAGGAACTGATCCAGGGCAGCCCCGAATGGCTGCAAGCTCGTTGCGGGCTGCTGACCGCCAGCGAGATGTCGCGCATCATCACCCCGGCGAAGTTGAAGAGCGCCGACAACGACAAGTCCCGCGCGCACCTTTACGAACTGCTGGCCCAGCGGGTCACGCAGTACGTCGAACCAACCTACGTCGGCGAACATATGCTGCGTGGGGAGGCTGACGAGGGCGAGGCCCTGAACATTTACGAAGACGCCTATGAACCAGGGCACCGTGTCGGGCTCATCACCAACGACCGATGGGGGTTCGTGCTGGGGTTCTCGCCTGACCTCCTTGTCGGGGACAACGGGTTTGTCGAGGTCAAGTCCCGCATTCAACGCGAGCAAGTCCGCACGATACTTGCCGCGCAGATGCCCGAAGATTTCCTGTTGCAAGTGCAAACGGGGCTGCTGGTAAGTGAACGGAAGTGGTGTGACTTCGTGTCGTTCTCAGCAGGCCTTCCGATGTTTACGAAACGAGTGTTTCCCGACGAGGAAGTTCAAGGCGCCATCATTGCGGCTGCGTCAAAGTTTCACGACAAACTGAACGAGGAGTATGCCAGAATCGTCGAGCGAATGAGTGACCCAGACTATCGCCTGATCCCGACCGAACGACGTGACGACACGATCAACGTCTGACCACCACGACCACCAGGAACAACCATGACCAGTGTAGACCTCGGGGCAACCATCGCCCCCAAGAGCGACCAACTCAACGCCGACGATTTGATCGTCGGGCCCCGCACCATCGTCGTCACCAGCGTGAAAGCCCGCGCGTCGACGGGACAGGGTGACCAGCCCATTGCCATTCACTTCGACGGCGACGGCGGCAAGCCCTATCTGCCGTGCAAGTCGATGCGCCGCGTCCTCGTCCACTGCTGGGGGCGCGATGGGGGCGCCTACGCTGGCCGATCCATGACGCTGTTTCGCGACGACAGCGTCGTGTTCGGTGGGGCTGCTGTCGGCGGCATTCGCATCTCGCATATGAGCGAGATCCCCCGCGCTGTCACGATGTCGCTCACGGCGTCAAAGCAGTCACGCAAGCCCTACGTTGTCCAGCCGCTGACGACGACGGCGAAGGCCCCAGCCCCGGCGAAGAAAACGGCGACGGCGGAGGAGAAACTGGCGAAGGCGCAGGCGACGCTGGGGACGATTCTCCTCGACATCGCTGGCGCCGACGACGTCGACGCCGTCGTGGCCAAGCACGCTGACATGGTCCAGCGAATCGCAGTCATCATCCCCGACGCTGCCGACCAAGTCGCCACGGCAGCCAACGACGCCAAAAAAGACTGACCCCGCAACGCGTGGCCCCAGCGTAACGGGGCACCCTTCCACGACCACCAGGAGCAACCATCATGACCCAGATCCGGCTTCCCAAAGCCCTATCTCTAGTGCAGCAAGCTAGTGCTTGACTCTAGTGCGGGACTGCGTAGAATGGACTCACGGCACGCAAGCCGCTTAGGGAGACACAATGACCATCAACACGACGACGAAGACCATCACATACAAGTCTGCCGCAATCCCCTCTGCCATCGTGCGCGCAGCGCGCAGCGCGGGGGTCGGCTCTGACCTCGTCGAGGTCTTCGGGCTCTCTGGCCACGATTTCGATGCTGACATGAACGGCGGCACCTCGACGGTCGATCTCGTCCTCCGTGGAGTCGCGGTCGAGGCGTTTGCCGCATCGCGTTCTGCGCGCGATGCGCTGAAGGGTCGTGGCCTCACGAATGAGCAATTCGTGGCCGCGATGGAGTCGGTCTGCCGCGCCGCGTTTCGCGGACTCTGACCCCCCAGAGCTCGCCAAGTACGACGCCACCAAAAAAAAGGAACCCCCATGGCCTCCCCAAACGCCCCCAAACCCCGCACACGCCCTCTGGCCCCCTCTGGCCGTGCCAGCACCCACACAACCTCTCTCAGCCCAGCACAGGCCGCATGGGTGCGTTCCAGGCCCGAAGGGGCGAGCGCGTACCTGCGGGGGCTGGTGGATTCTGCGATGGATGAGGCAATCCAGACCGGCCAGTATCGCCCGTTGGCGGCAGCCAACGACGCCAAAAAAGACTGACCCCGCAACGCGTGGCCCCAGCGTAACGGGGCACCCTTCCACGACCACCAGGAGCAACCATCATGACCCACGACAACGACCGACAACGCATTGAAGACAAAGCCCACTCCATTCGCGTCGGGCTCGTCGAGCTTGAACGCCTCGCCGTCGCAGCCGCCAGCCGCCACGACCACCAGGTGGACCTGCTCAAGAAAAAGGCAGAGCAACTGCAAGCCGACGTCGACGAAGCAAACCGCCGAATCTTTGCCGCCGCTACCGTTGGTCGTGAGGGTGACGCCGAGGTGGACCGGCAGATTGCCGCGCTCAAAGCCGATATGGCCGAGGACTTCCGGCGCATCGGGCACGCTGCCGACATCATCCTTCAGGGGGTCGATGAGGCAACCGACGTTGTCGACATGACCGTCGGCCTCGACGACATCAGGGAGCTGCTGGCCGAGGCCGGGCAGGACAACCCCGCCATTGGTGCCCTGCTCGTCGACGACGGCGACGAGGTGCAGGTCGTCGACAGCCTGCATGCCATCCTCGCAGATCTGGCCATGCTCACCGACGCGGTGCGCAACGGCCGGGTCATCGCAGCCGAGGCCCAGGCAGCGCGAGACAGAGCAATTCAAGCCGCGGCCGACAACGCCGCTGCCGAGGCCGATGCTGCGGCGGGTCTTGCTCAGGACCTGCAGACAGCCGTCGACGGCCTCGTCGCCGCCGTCGCTCCCATCAACCGCCCCAGCGCCAAGCTCGCGCGACTGTCAAACCCCATCGGCGCCCTGCGCATCGTCACCGAGGTCGTCGAGGACGTCGCAAGGCAGATCCTCGACGGCCACCAAGGCCAATGTGCGAAGGCGCTGGCCATGGCGCTGACCGACGCTGATCAACTCGAGGAGCAGATCAGTGCCATTGAGGCCGCTTGTGAGGCCGGCGGGATGGCGGCCACCGTCGAGCGTCGGGCCATCCCCGCGTGGCTGGCGAGCAACCTCACAACGCGCGCTGAAAAGGTGAAGGCGCGCAAGGCGAACGCGACTGGGCCCAACGACGAACCCGCAGCCCTCGCTGGGCCCTGGGTGATC